ACCTGCATTACTGCAGCACGGATTTCTCCGTGTCTCCGTTTGGGTACCTGATGGTATAGGTTACCTTGATGGTTAGGTAGGGACTGCCTTCGGGCTCCACCGAGGTCCAACATCCGAAAGGATCTACAGATCTCAAGTATACCAGCCACGCAGGCTTTAATGCGACCCTAGGTTAGGGAACTGTTATGCGTGTAATTGTACATTCATACAGCGTGCTCCTCAGTAAGGAACAAGCATGTAACCGGGAAAAGTATCCCATTGTTAAACACATAAATCACAATTTAAAGATGAATATCAACACATTTTCTGTATCGATAAACATCTGCAAATTGCTTTTTCCATCTATTAGATCACTTCCCTTTTTGGTGGCCAATTATTTCAAATTTATATCTGTTATGCTGAGATCTAATGGTCTTAAATATACTATTAAGTATATTAAAGAGCTTAGACTCTGTGTAACTAGATACATTTGTGGACAACCTATATTAGTTTCGGCAATGAAAATTGGCTTAACAATAGATGGTTTTCCGAAGCGACTGTTATTTCTTAAAGATCTAGTTGATTCCGGATCAATGGTAAAACTATCATTCGTGATGACATTGTTAACTATCTCTAGATCTTTTGTGCTTCCCGGTAAACCGGAATACGATACAAAAAGTATTACGGCACCTTTCAACGGCAAATTTATGACTTTAAAGTCTAAACTTGTTCAACGATTTATCGACAATTTCGAACTTAGTGTTAGAATCCAAGATTTTGATTCTAAAATGCTGTCATTGTCAATGAAAGCAGGCCCAGGTGGGCCAGCAACATTAACAATCACAGATACACTAGGCTTCTTTTCAGAAGCCATTATCTACTCTTTTACGCAAATCACTGGTGTTGAAGGATTCAAATACTTCTGTAGATTGCAGGCACTCTGTGCTCATATCGACGTTATGCCAAGAATCTTGGAGAACGAAGATGACCATAAATTTGGTCAAGTGAGAAGAGTAAGTGCAATCAAAGATAAAGAAGGTAAATCTCGACTTATTGGAATACTAGATTATCTTTCGCAGGTGTTTTTAGCACCTTTAGAAGCTGAAATTTTCAGACTTCTGCGAGATAAATTTAGTCCAATGGATCGAACATTTACACAATGTCCTCTCTTCAGAAGTGAACAATTATATCCAGGGAATAAATTTTGATCTATTGACCTAACGGCTGCGACGGATCGATTCCCTATTGTCTTACAAGCTGATCTTCTTGCTAAACTAACGCAAGACGAAGGATTTGCTGATGGATGAAAAATGAATTTAACAGGAACACCTTTTACCGGACCGGATGGACAAACACTGCATTATGCAGTTGGACAACCTATGGGGGCGAAAAGCTCTTGGGCTATGTTTACTCTTAGTCACCACCTTGTAGTACAAACTGCAGCTTACAAAGCTGGGTTTGGCATGTTCAATGGATATATCCTTTTAGGGGATGATATCGTAATTAATCATGACAGAGTGGCCCTTGAATACCTAAAAATTATTCGAGGTCTAGGGGTAGAAGTTTCAGTTAACAAAACTCATACATCATTCACGACATATGAATTCGCTAAAAGATGAGTGAACGTAAGCAAAGGCGAATTTAGTCCGTTACCGATAACCGGAATAATTAATAATGTTATGAACCCATTTCTGGTGTTCATGATATTATTTGATTATTTCTTTATCAAAGGTAATATATATATAGCATCAGGTACCTTACTAGGTATTGTGTGCCGGTTTTACAAATACACTGAACTTAGAGCTCTGAATAAATCTAAAAGATTTACCAAAGTACCTCAAAGAGGTTACAACTCTACTTTCAGTCTATTGTACCCATTCAACTTTACACTAAGACAGATTTTCGGTCTAAATACTCTAGATGATCAAAGATCATTTTTAAGTAAATATACTAAAAATTCTGAATATAGTGTTCCAACAGGCAATGAAGTAATTCAGGAAGAAATTTCCCGAGTCTTCAAAGGCGCCTTGTTGGGAATGGTTTACAACTCTATTAGAAAAACAAATAGACTATTTGCTAAAATCATGAATTTAAGTGTAACACTTAAAATCAGCCTCGATATCTTTTTACAGTTACCGATTTACAGTGCGATATATAATCACATTGCGAACTTAGTTAATATTTCTAAAGGTTTCTCAAGAGATAAATTATCACTTAATGAAGCTGTAAGAACATTACTTCTTTTAGACATCGATGCAATTGCTAAATGAGATAGAGACAATATTGAACTTGCCTTTAAATCAGCAGAACTTGGCAGAAAAGCTGCTAGCCTTTTGAAAGGGCCAGAACCTGACTACATCGTTCCGAGAGCACATGCATTAAATGCAGTCAAATCAGTAATGGACATCAAAGCTAGACTTGATCAAAAAATGAAAGAGTAATAGCGGATGCTATCACAAAATCCAAAGGTTGAAGAAGGTTCGTTGTTTGTTAAGAGAAATCTTAACTTACGCGGATCTAGCTTATGACTTCCAAGTCATGGGTTAGCCGGCGGGGTCACTCTCACGAGTGCCATCTTACGATGGG